GAGCGATACGAAGAGGCCGTCACAGGCGCGGACTGCACGATGATCTGCAAAGCATGGAGCTACCAGATCGTGGAGATTCCCTAACGATGACCCAAGGCAAACGATATTACGGCGACAACGCGCCGCGATCGACAGGGCCGCATCCAGATCCGATGGAAAATCTTTGCCCGCGCTGCGGACTGCAGGATGCAGACCCGATATTCCTTGGCTCGAAAAGCGAGGGACATATTTGCGGAACGTGTTGGGCCAAAGATCGCGAACTCGATGGCGGCGATTGGAAAGATCACGTCTATAATAGGGGCTGGTAGCCTTAACGGTGAGTTAAAGAAATGAGTTTCAGGCGGCGAGGTGGAATGCACTTTCTTGATCGAAGTGTACGAGCCTTGAGTGATCATGGCTTGCCAGTTGCCTGAACGTCGGCCCCGGACCTTTACCCTGCTCATCTTCGGGTGAGAGGCTGCCAAGCAGTGATGCCGCAGGATCCGGGGCCGACACTAATCTTTAATAAGCAATGAAGGAGATTGGCAATGAAGACCTTCGAAGCCGCCACCAAAGCAATGATCGATGAGGACCGGGATCTTGGCCATATCGGCGTGGATGATCCAGAGTGGGGAAGGTACGAGAGCATGCTACGGGCTGCGTTGCTCGTCGTGAGGCGGGATTATGCCGGGAGGGTTTGCGCAGCCGCTGTGGATGAGATGCTCAAGAGTAAAGCATAATCACCCGCGGTCGAAGACCGCTATCAGGATGAGAATCAGGATGGCGTAGACGACGATGCCCATCGCTTGCGCTCCAACTGATCAGCTATCCAGCCACATCCAACCCAGAGCGCCCACAACGGCGCCAGCGCGATCGCAGCCAGGATCATGAGCCATCGGACGAGATTGATCATTTCGTGACCTGACATCCCGTCGTAATACTTCGCTCTCCCTGCACCAGTACCGCGCCGATTGTGCCAAAGATGAGAGTCAATATGAGTGCGAGATTGAATATGGCTGTCATCATATTGCTCCATTGAGAATGCTGAAAAACCACCACAGACCAGCCCCTGCTCCAATAAACATGACCCAAGCGCAGATTAGAGATTCTCTGTCTGTCCACCTATCATAGGGTCTCATGTCAGTAGTTGCACCGTTCGATTTCAGCATCGTTAGTAGCGTTCTTCAGGCAACTGTCTAGCTGTTCGGCATGTTTGCTTCTTGCGTCAATCACCATCCCAACGATGACCATAAGAGCGATTGCACCGATGAGAGCTACGATTCCCTCGATCGCATGAGCAATGACATTCCTGACCGCCTGCCACGGATCATCCATCAAAATTGCCTCCGATGTATTCTCCACCATCCTGATTTTGTGGCATCGTAGTTATGACCGCTGCTCGGAGGCGCGCGTTCATGCATTGACACGACACTCACTGCCAGAATCGACATGCCACCAGCTACCAATCCCGTCACTACCAATCCAGTCATGACAACGGACGGATGAACGAGCCAATAATCTTGGAAGAAAACGGTCATCAGGACATAGGCAGCGTCAGCAAAGAACGTGGCCTTTCGCGCCTTCATGACACCGGGGCGGTCTGTCCTGTTCAGATGCAGGTCATTCTGAGCCTGTCGAATGACGTACATCAACAAAAGAACGCCTGCGAAGGCGACGAAATCGAATATCGCGATGACGAGGTTATTCATTTTTGGTTTTCCTGAGCACTTCTACTTTGTTGAAAAACATCTCGATGCCTAGACAGAGATGTTTTCCGCTCATTCCAACCCCGAAGGCAATGAAGCCGATCGGGAACAGTGCCAATAGCTTCAACAATTGAGGAGCTACAAAGTTCGCTGCGAGAGCCCCTACAACGATGTATCTTACGACATCCCACGCTGTAGCCTTCTCTAGCTGCCAAGCATGGACGAGGCCACCGGAAGCACCAGCCGCAAGGCATTGCACATCGAAAAGAAGCAACAATTCATCAGACATCCGCCCCACCGTTGGCCATAGCTTCCAAAGTGCTCGTCAACCAATAGAGCATTGCCGGCGTGATGCGTCCGACTGGAATCTCCTTGTTCTCGGGAAGCCATTTGCAGGCCAGAAGGCCCGTCGCGATTAATTGAGTGCATTCCCAAGCGCCAGGCTCATGCCAGTTTCTGCTGGCAAACGGTCCCCAAAAATAGGTCACCGCAATGGGATCGTAGGGCTCGTGGAGATGGCTGCGCAGGAAGGCGATGAAGGCAGCGGCTTGTTCCTCGGTGGCCTTCAGACCGACGAACAGTTCCCGCCTAAAGCCGGTGTCATAGCCGGGCTTGAACTCCTGCACGCCGCCCAGGAGATGAGCGCCAATGTAGGTTTCGTCGTCTGTCACCCCGTCGACGTGCGATAACTCAGAGCCGTATTGGGCAACGCCGATCAGATCCGTGAATACGCCCTTTTTCTGCTCCACAAACCGAAGCTTGATGAACGTAGTCAAAATATTAACTCAAATCGAAATAGAATGCTTTTAACCATCTGTAGAGCCCCCTAGCTCTGTGGGTGGCCAGACCTGACCTAACCGTTTCGACCGGTTGGGTTGGGTCGCCTCAACAATTCCGGCATATGCTTGGCGGTGCCGGCTCGGCCGGTGGTAGTGAACAATCAGTAACACCACTCACATAGCGGCATCCAGCGGGAACGTCCGAACCCTGCGCGTCAACGAATGGGGCTCCCGAACGCGTGCAGCCCGAGAATCCCCACGAGGATGAATAGCACGAGCCAGCTTCCGAACGCACCATAAGGCTTCGCTTCGCCCCATGGACCGATGCCCCAAATCCCGAAGCATCCGACGAGAACATAGATCAACCAAAACCAGATATTTGCGCCCATGGTCTCTACTCCTCTTCGATTATGATGCGATACCGCTTTCCGGCTTTCACGTCGAACTTCTCTTTGAGCACATTGAACCACGCTTCTTGCGGCTGCTTTCCTGAGTGGTCAGAGATCAGGAATTTTACAATTCCATTGTTGATTATCGGGTCTTGGCATTCCCCTGTCATCTTCATGGTGAATGCGCTCCCGGAGCCGATCTCAAAATTACTGTAACGAACGTTCCAAGAGCGATCAGAAGTCCAGCGGCCGCTATGATCGCGGCCCAGATTGCACCAATGCCTTGCGATTTACCGCCGCTCTCCCAGCGAAATTGCTCCTGCTTTGACATTCGATCTGACATGTCGTTCTTGACCTCTTTCAATGAGGTCGCAAGCAACGTAGCCGCGGAATCTTGGCTAGCCCTAATGACTCGCGACATCTCGAAATCAAATGTCAGTTTTTGAGAGGCAAGCTCATTGATGCGTCTTGTCTCTGCCTCTCTCATAGCATCTTGATACTTTAGGTCAGCCGCGCGAAGAGCATCTCTGTTTTTCTCAAGAGCTGCAACTAGATCAAGAACGTTCTTTGTCGGATCAATGATCGGAAGCTTTTCCACTTCGACGATCGTTTGAGGCGACTGTTTATCGGCCATTATCGTTTGATGATCCGCGCGACGTTCTCAAAGCTGCGCTTCACAAAGTAGAAGGAGATGACAAGATTTGCCGTCACAGAAACCCACCCTACCAGCGGATCAGTAGTTCCAAGACCCAGCACCTTGTCCCAGATCAGAAGCTTGAAATAATAGACGAGCGTTACGTAAGCGAACAGTTTCTCGACCTCAAACGGATGGCCAATCTCCGCGATCTTCAATTGCGATTCTGCGAGGATCTCCGCTTGCTGCGCGCCGATCTCTTTTCCGGCCAATTCAGCGGCTGTCTGATTATCGGTCGTGGTTGCCGTGAGGTGCGCTTGGTAGGCACCCACAAGCGCCTTGGCGACGGGACCGCCAAGGAACTGGAATATGAGGCTTGCGAAAGCAAACATCAGTCGCCCGCCTTGGTCTGCGGCGTGGCTGCGACCTCACCCTTTGAACCGACTGGGCCAGTCGTGATGAGGCGAAGAACGATTCCGAGTACCGACATTCCGACGATGAAATAGCCCATATATTTCTGCGGAATGACCGGCGTAAAGTCCACTGTCTGGAGCTGGAGATAGAGGACATAAAGCGCCGCTGTAAGCCCTGTCACCCCGTTAACAATAACCGTTTTCCAGCCCTTCAATGTTTCTGTGATGCGAGAGAACATCTCAGGACTTCCTTAGCGCGTCGGCTTCCGCGTGGAGCTTTGCGGAAAGAGCATTGGCGCCGAGAACCATCTTTTGGATGGCCGGCTTGAAGAACCAGATGAGAGCCCCGCCGCAGCCGAAGCCGAGAACGGAGCCAAGCCAAAATTCCGTCATGTCATTTCCTTCCGAACAGTCGTGTGAAGATTGAGGCGATGAAAGCGCCGATACTGCCAGGCGCGGGATGAGAGACGGATGGAGGTATGGGAGACGATGGCGCCCGTGTGGGAGCCTGTGGCATCGTCTTTCCAGTCGCCGCATGAGCACCTGCAAGATTGAGAGCGCCGGCAACGTTGCCGTTGAACATCAGAACCTCAGCGTGGCGTCTACGAGTGAGGCCGTCCATTTGCCTGCCGCCAGCATGGTCATACTGGAGAAGCGTAGCCATCGCAGCACTGGAATTTCCTGAATTTATCTTGTCGTCGATCGACGATTTTGCGAGGTCTCCGGTATTGAAATCGAACGACACCAAGGCATCGAACTGAGGCTGCGTCATCGGAACCTTGATGCACCGATCAACGCTCTTCTCTACCGCCGCAAGGTCGTTCGCCAGGATTGCATCACACTGCGCGTCCGTGATGGTCTGCCCTCTCGATACAGGAGGAGGACCAGCGGCCGAGGTGTGGCCGTACCCGATGGTCAGAACTCCTGTACCATCGTCGTACGTATGGAGAAACTTGCCTTCGAACGCCTCAATGAACGCTC